CCAAATACAGCTCCGCATATAAAAATTGCGAGTGCTGGAATGATAGCAACATAATGACCTGTTAATGTGATCGGAACCATGACAGCTAATGCCGCCATGATCCCATTGATAGTTCCGATTTTTAGATCCTTCATTATGCCACCTCTGAACAATCGTAAAACATATTACAGATCATGGCCGTGTATGAATCTTCGGGAACTTCTACACAAGCACCATCAAACCAATCCATATACCAATACTCAGTAAGGTTTGAATAGATCCTGCATTCATCACTAGGCCCACCCCATGAAAATTGAAGCCTATAATATCCAGCGTTTTTTCCGTCAGCTTCTACGTGATCCCAACTTAACGCCGTCTGATTTACATAATCAAATAGATCCTCGTATTCGTGGTAATAGTTGCCTTTGTGTTTATCAACAGCAATCAGAGCTATTTGCTCTCCTTCTGTTGCATTTTCGTATTCTTCAAAAAATTCTGACGCGGCTTTAAAGTCTGCTTCAGTCTCATTGAATTTTTCTTGTACTAGATCAGCACATTTTTTTTCTTGTTCCATTGTTAAGTTCTCCTGCTTTCGCTTATTATTTAACAGCTTTAATTATAGCATTTTACCTACACATTACAAGCATTGAATGATCTGCTTGGGATCTGATCGGATCTTGAAACTTGCGACCTCATGCGTAGATCAAAAACTTGCGGCCCTTTGCGTACTAAAATAAATGTGCGTCCGATTGCGTAAGGATTTAAAATCCAGGAATAAAAAAAGGGAGCTCCTCAGCTCCCCGTGTTAGGCCCCCAGTCCTATTTTAATTTTTTTCTAATTGTTCATATCTTGACATAATTTCGGGTATATCTTTATCGGATATGTATTCCCAAAGTATCTCTACATAATCAGCAAGGATATCTTTATCACTTTGCATTAGATTTACTTCGATTTTGCAATCGATAAGATTTCTTAAATCTTTATAATTGCATTCTTCAAGTTCACTTGTTGGTATATTTTCTAAAGCTTCTCTATTATCAACAGTATTAAAGTTCTCTAAATAATATTTAAGTTCATCGTCATACCAATTATCTGTTAAATTGGTAATTGCTTTTTCTAATTTAAGACTCATTGTGTATACACCTCAGTGATGATGTCCTTGACTAGCACATCATATTCGAAGTCGCCTATCTCATCTTCAAACATATCACCGCATGGTCTAAGTTGGCCGCCGTCCACTTCATTCTTATTTAAGAAATATGTGTAGTCGATATGGTTGTCATCAGATTCCCACATAAAGATTTCTAACTTGCATACTTGCCCGTTGTATTTCTTTAGATAAGATAAAGATGATTTTACTTTCAATTCCAGATCAAAATACTTGCCGTTCACTTCTTCGCAAGTGAGCTTAGTATCTTCGTAAGTTTCATAGTTCATATAGTTCTCCAGATCAGAGAGAGGCTTACGCCCCTCTCCTATAGTTGTCAATCTTCATTGAGATTGTTGGTTTAACTTTATAAGATTTTCTATGACTTATTGTTAAGTCAGCGAAAACCTTATCCCCCTTTAAAGTACAAGATAGCTTCTTTTTGTCGCTATCAAGTCTTGTATCAGAAACTTCGCTCCAATGTTTCATTGTTGGTAGTTTCTTTAAGCTATCATCAGTTATTAATAACTGACCTTTCACTTGTTCTCTTATTGATTTCATTAGAGAGTTTTTAATTCTTATTGTCTCTAAGTATTCAATAACATCAGTGGACTTAGAGAGCTTACGCTCTTTAAGTCCTAGTCTTTTCAATGCGTCTAATTGATTCATTGTTAAGTTCTCCATTTATCAGCAGCTTAATTGCTACCAATCTATATATAGATTGTATATTATTTTGCACAGATTATCTACACTTTACATACATTAATGTAAATTAATTTATGGGTCTCTTTTGGGTCAGTTGCCGTTTTTTGAAGTCGCGTTTTGCTTAGGGGGTACCCCCACATATAGTGCCACGCGTTTTTTTTTTTGAGTATATAAATAACTATCAACATAAATAATTAGCCCCTAAACCATTTCACCCCCCCTTGCTTTAATTAGGTACCATAATGGGGTACCATATTTCACATGGAGAGAAACATTTTGAGATGCCTGATAAAAAAACTAAACTAGAACACGTACCAGATGCCGCTCTAAAAGAGATGGTCATGATACAAAACCGTCTCAAGCAGATGGAAGTCAGCAATGCTGCACACACAGACTTCATCGAATACGTCAAGCATGTATGGGATGGCTTCATCGAGGGCGAACATCACAAACTCTTCGCTAAGAAGCTAGAGAATGTGGCCATGGGCAAGACCAAGAGGCTGATCGTGAACATGCCACCCCGTCATACCAAGTCTGAGTTCGCATCTGTATTCTTTCCGAGCTGGATCATGGGCTTGCATCCTGACATGAAAATAATGCAAACTACCCATACGGCAGAATTATCTGCCCGTTTTGGACGTAAGGTTAGAAACCTTATGGATACCGATGAGTACAAACAGATCTTCGAAAAAGTCAGACTCTCAGCAGACAGTAAGTCAGCAGGAAGATGGGAAACCAACCATGGCGGAGAATATTTCGCAGCGGGAGTCGGTGGAGCAATTACAGGAAGAGGTGCTGACCTCCTTATCATTGACGATCCTCATTCGGAACAGGATGCCCTCTCACCCTCCGCACTAGAGTCTGCATACGAGTGGTACACCTCGGGGCCGCGACAGCGTTTACAGCCTGGCGGAATCATAGTTATTGTTATGACGCGTTGGAGTACGCTTGATCTTACTGAAAAGCTCATCAAAAGAATGTCAGAAGACCACGCAGATCAGTGGGATATATTAGAATTACCTGCGATATTAGAAGACAATACACCTTTATGGCCCGAGTTTTGGAAGATCGAGGAGCTGGAGTCTGTTAAGGCTTCGATCCCTATATCTAAGTGGAATGCTCAGTATATGCAGAATCCTACCAGTGAAGAGGGTGCTTTGCTTAAGCGAGACTGGTGGCAGAAATGGGAACACGATGAACCGCCCAATACTACTTACATATTACAGTCCTACGATACCGCGTTTAGTTCTAAGGAGACAGCTGACTATTCTGCGATTACCACATGGGGCGTGTTCCGTCCTAGCGATGGTGCTCCTGAATCTATTATCTTGCTCGATGCTAGAAAAGGACGATGGGACTTTCCTGAGTTGAAGACTACAGCCTATGATGAATTTATGTCTTGGCAACCTGACATAGTGTTGGTAGAATCCCAAGCAAGTGGTACACCTTTGACGCATGAGTTGAGGATGATGGGGATCCCAGTTGTGAACTATCGCCCGACCAAAGGAAGAGACAAAGTTACTCGTGTACATTCAGCTTCGCCAGTGTTTGAAGCAGGTATGGTTTGGGCTCCAGATACGATCTTCGCAGAAGAAGTGATAGAAGAATGTGCGGCTTTCCCATTTGGAGAGAATGACGATTTTGTAGATTCAACAACACAGGCTATACTAAGATTTCGTCAAGGTAACTTTATAAGATTGGACTCAGACGAGGAAGACGATGAGCCAGTCCCGAAACAGCGAATATATTATTAGGAGTAATAACATGGTAAAAAAAGTAATAGCAAAAAAAATAGCAAAGACTATTAAACCAAAGCCAAAACCAAAGGCACCAAAACAGCGTATAGCACAAGGAAATCAGCCACCAGGAAGAACTGGTACTATGCAAAATCCTGCTAATAAAAATATAACAAAAACACCACCTAAGAAAACAGCCATTAAGAAAACAACACCTGGGAAAACAAATCCTGGAAGTAAAGCAGTACCAGTACCAAAAAAAGGAGTTTCTAATACTGCTAAGGCAGCAGCAGCGGCTGCAGTAGTTGGGGCTGGTATTGGAGGCACTAAACTTGGAAAATCTCTTGCAGGAGAATCATTTGATGATGCTTTTAGAAAAGCTAGAGCTAAGGGTGAAGCAACTTTATTTACTCACAATGGTAAAAAATACACTGCTGTAACTAAGGATGATCTTAAAAATAAAGGTTATTCAAGTCTAGCTGCTTATAACAAAGCTGGTGGTGCAAAAAAAGTAACAGCCAATAAATCTACAGACACAAAGAAAAAAAGAAAAAGACCTGTAATCAATGCAGTTAAAAGAGTTCTTTTAGGTAAAGATAAAAAGTTCGGTGGCGATAAAGGTCTTATTGATTTTATTAGAAAGCCTAAGAAAAAAGCTGACGGTGGTATGATCAATAGTAGCAAGCCTAAAAGATCTTCAAGAAGAGGAGTTGGTGCAGCTAAAAGAGGTTTTGGCAAAGCTTTAAGATAATGGTAATTAAACGACAGGGGCTTAAACATATTAGCAAGCTTGTAAAAAAAGTTACAAAAAAAGCTAAAGCCCCTAAAGTTGATAAACTAAAAACTAAAATTTATAACGCAGAAAACAGACTTCAACAAGATTCTCCATATTTAACTAGTAAAACTATTAACAAAGAATCTAAAGAAATACTTGAAATGAAAAAAGAGTATATGAAGTTAACAAAAGGCAAATAGTATGGCAGACATAGATAAGGCTATTACCTTTGAGGATCAAATAGAACTAGAGGTTCGTGATCGTTCAAAGGAAATGGAAGTTGAAGTTGACATCGAAGAGGAGAATCCTGACTTTGAAGGCTTTGAAGAAATGGACGATGGCTCTATTATGTTTGGTGATCCTACACCACCCATGGAAGATACAGACTTTTATGCTAATTTAGCTGAAGAATTAGATTCTTCTGAACTCACCAGTGTTGTTAATGATCTGATGGGCAACATTGATTCTGATAAAGAATCCAGATCTGACTGGGAGAAGACTTACAAAGAAGGACTTGAATACTTAGGTATGAAGTACGAGGAAAGATCCCAGCCATTTGAGGGTGCCTCTGGAGTTATGCACCCGCTTTTAGCAGAATCTGTTACTCAGTTCCAAGCACAGGCTTATAACGAATTACTACCATCTCAAGGGCCTGTTAAGACTCAAGTTATTGGCATGGCTAATGCTGAAACAGAGCAACAAGCTTCGAGAGTTCAAGAGTTTATGAACTACCAGCTTATGCAGGTTATGAAAGAGTATGACTCTGAAACAGATCAGATGTTATTTTATTTACCTTTGTCAGGATCTGCGTTTAGAAAAGTTTACTACGATCAGAATCTAGGCAGAGCTGTATCAAAGTTTATACCTAGTGAAGACTTAATCGTACCTTACGCTGCCACTGACTTACATAGTGCTACAAGAATTACGCATGTCATTGATATGTCAATGAATGACATTAAGAAATTACAGCAAGTGGGTTTTTATCGTGACGTAGATATATCTACAGGTAGCATGATAGCTGACGATGTTGATGAGGTTCAAGAAGAAATAGATGAGCTTCAAGGCGTTAGCCCTAGTTACGATGACAATGATACGTGCAGAGTTCATGAAGTTCATACTGAATTAGATTTAGAAGGCTACGAAGAACTTGACTCTGAAGGAGAGCCAACAGGCATAAAACTACCTTATATCATTACTATAGCCAATGATAAGGTGTTATCTATACGTAGAAACTACAAAGAAACAGATCAATTAAAAAAACGTATTAACTACTTTGTTCACTATAAATTCTTACCAGGGCTAGGATTCTACGGCTTTGGTTTGACTCACATGATAGGTGGCTTGTCTAAAGCATCGACTTCGATTCTAAGACAGCTAATTGATTCAGGTACTCTATCGAACTTACCTGCTGGATTTAAAGCCCGAGGCATTCGTATTCGTAATGATGATCAGCCACTACAACCTGGCGAGTTCAGAGACATGGATGCTCCTGGCGGAAGTTTGCGAGATGCCTTTGTACCGTTACCTTTTAAGGAACCAAGCCAAACCCTACTCTCTCTCCTGGGTATCTTGGTCGACAGTGGAAGGCGTTTCGCTTCTATAGCCGATACACAAGTTGGCGATGGTAATCAGAATGCTCCTGTTGGAACCACGATTGCGTTATTAGAACGTGGCACTCGTGTAATGAGTGCGATCCACAAAAGATTACATTCATCTCAAAGGATTGAGTTTGAGATACTAGCATCTGTATTCAGTGAGTATTTACCACCAGACTATCCTTACTTTACAGCTAATGGCAATCAACTTATTAAGTCCCAAGACTTTGATGACAGAGTAGACGTACTACCTGTATCAGATCCTAATACTTTCTCTATGAGTCAGAGAGTTATGATGGCTCAAGAAATACTGAGAACAGTACAAAGCAATCCTGAAATACATGGCCCTGCTGGATTACATGAAGCATACAGAAGAATGTATGGTGCTATGGGTGTTCAGAATATTGAACAACTATTACCACCACCACCAGAACCCATGCCTATGGATCCTGCTAATGAGAATGCAGCTTTGATAGCAGGTATGCCTGCTCAAGCTTTTGCAGGACAAGATCACGATGCACATATTAACTCTCACATGTCGTTATATGGAACTATGACAGCTCAAGCTAATCCTATAGTGCTATCTTTAATTCAAGCACATATTTATCAACATGTATCTTTTAGAGCATCTGAAATAGTGGATGAGCAGAATGCACAGAATCCAGAGTTCCAGCAAATGATGCAACAAATACAACAGTTACCGCCCGAAGCATCTGCTCAATACATGCAACAGATACAAGACAAGGTTGCTAAAGATATAGCAGCAGTGGTTGCTCAGTTGACAGAACAGATTAATGCTATGTTTATGCCACCACAACCACAACCTGATCCTTTGGTAGAACTAAGAGGTAAGGAATTAGATATTAAGGCTGATGATGTACAAAGAAAACGTGAAGAATTTGCACAAAGACAAGAGTTTGATGCTATGAAATCTATGGAGAATACCAACCTTGCAGAACAGCGTTTGGCAATTCAAAGAGAAATAGCTACAATGAAGGACGACATAGCTAGAGAGCGTATGGATCAAGCCGCACAATTTAAAGCAATGGATATAATGAGAGGATAATTATGAGTTCAGTTAGACAAAAAATGCAGGCTGTTAATAAAGCACAGCTTAAAAAAGAAGAGGAGATTAACAATGGCAATGGGACGATCATCAATGAAGATGCAGATAGAAAAATCGACATCGAAGCAATCGCCAAGAAAGCAGACAAAGATGCTGAGAAGCTCCTTAAAGAAACCGCAGTCAAAGTTAAAAAAGAAAAGCCAAAAGCTAAAACTAAGTCTAAGCCTAAAGCTAAGACCGTAGTTAAAAAAAGAGGCAGACCAGCAGGAACTAAGAACAAGAAATAAAATGCCACTAAAAAAAGGTAGCAGTAGAAAGACTATATCTGCTAACATAGGAGAGTTGGTAAAAAGCGGTAAGAAACAAAAGACTGCTATTGCTATTGCTTTAAGCAAAGCAAAAAAGAAGTCAACCAAAAAAGGAAAGTAATATGAAAGTAAAATCAAGCGTAACGATTAAAGATCAAGGGACAGTTAATTACTCTGATCCTAAAAAGATTCCTAATGGCTCTGCTCCACAACCACAAGGTTATGGCGGTGGCAAGTCAAGAGGAGGCGGTGCTGCTCTTAGAGGTACTAAGTTTAAAGGCATTTCCTAATGGGACTTTTTAGTGGATTAGCTAAGTCAGCAAGAAAAGGTATACCTGGCAGAGATTCAGGTGGAGGCATGGGATCAGCTATGGCTAGACCTGCTGCACCTAGACCTACCTTAGTTCAAGGCGGCCCAGCTTATTTTACTCCTGAAGGTTACACACCACCTATACAACCAGAACAAGCTTTCATGCCTACTGATGTTAGGCGTGATCCAATCAGAGATATGTTTGCAGCTCAACCACCATTAAGAAGTATTCCTGGGCCACCTCCAATGCCTCCTCGAGATATTACTCCTCCTCCAATTATGTGTTTTGTGGCAGGAACTAAAATTGATATGGCTGATGGAACTAAAAAAGTTATTGAAAATATTGCAATGGGAGACGAAGTATTAGCTCTAAATGGTGAAACAGATGTAGTTTCTTATGTACATGATATTCCGAAAGCTGACAGAAGTTTATGGACTATAAACGATAGAATAACTGCTACAGATGCTCATGCTTTCTTAACTAACGATGGGTGGAAATCTAATAACTCTAAACTATCTAATACAGTTTATAACGATTATGGAATAGAGGTTAAAGAATTACAGTTAGGCGATAAATTAATAACTAAAGATGGTGTAGAAGAAGTTACAAAACTTGAAAGTGAAAAAGATTTTATAAAAGTGTATAACTTTACCACTTCTAATACTCATACCTACATGGTTGATGGCGTAGTATCACATAATAAAATGCCACCAAGACCTCCCTTAAGAGAAATAGATCCTATTGTAGAGAAACTTCCTATTGTAGAAGAACCTCCTATGGATATACCTATGGATATATCTATTGATAGACCTATGATTAGTGGTTTAGAAAACCCAAACTTATTTAATTTTGATTTTTCTAATATTGATATGGATGCAATAAATCAAAGAATAGCTGATGCAGGAGGCACGATACCACAAGATCCAGTAATACCACCAATAGACATTCCAGCACAACCTAGAATAGATGCTATTAGAGAAGCTAGAGGAATGCCTCCAAGAATAAGAGATGACTTTATGTCAATAGAAAGAATGGATGAACCTAGAGATGAGTTCATACCATCCAAGCGTATGCGTATATCTGATCAAATTCGTATTGACGACAGACCAATAATTGATCCAAGAAGAGGTATGCCACCTCCACCTTTACCTCCACAAGACTTTGGCTTTGGCCCAGGCATTATGCCGCCAACTCCAGATTTTTTACCTAAAGAAATGCCTATGATGCCTAATCCAATGCCTATGCCTATGCAACAAAGAATGCCTATGCCTGCTCCGATAGCATCACCTATACCATCAGATCCTATGCCTATGGCACCAGTAGATTTACCAAGATTAGAATTACCAAAAATAAACAGAATGGATAGAATGAATGTAATGGACAGACCGATACCTATGATGCCAAGAATGGGAGGAAGAGGTAGACGTTAATAATATTTGAAAATTAGGAGAGAGCTAATTGGACGGAATAAGACTAGCAGAGTATTTTTTTAAAACTTTGCGAGAAAGAGAGAGAAACACTGTTGACATTATTGCTGGCGGCAATATAAAATCAATGGAAGATTACAAATATCTTATGGGAGAGTTATCAGCGATTCGTTCCCTACAACAAGATTTAAGAGAAACGCTGCAAATGGATGATAACGATGGTTGATACAATCGCAAAAAAAACAAAATTTGAACAACACAAAGAAGATGTTGCAAAACAAAAAGTTGAAGAAAATTCAGAACTAGACAAAGCTTTTATAAAATCAGACGAAAGGGTACTCGATCCTAAACTACTAGATAAATCACTACTTGACAGAATGCCAAATCCTACTGGATGGAGAATACTTGTATTGCCATACAGAGGTAAAGGTCAAACTGATGGTGGTATTCAACTAGTTAAAGAAACTTTAGATAAAGAAGCTTTGGCTACAGTGATCTGCTATGTTTTAAAAGTAGGCCCATTAGCCTATAAAGATAATAAATTTGGTGAGCCAGATAGAAGATCTCCTTGGTGTAATAAAGGAGATTGGATTCTAATTGGTAGATATGCAGGAACTCGTTTTAGATTAGAAGATGATAACGAAGTTCGTATTATTAACGATGATGAAGTGATTGCAACAATCCTTGATCCAGATGATATTAAATCTTTATAGGAGTAAAGAATGAGCGAAGAAGCACAGAATATAGATATAGAAATTACAGATGAAAAAATTGAAAAGGCCGCACTTCCAGAGAATAGGAGAGTGGAAGATGAGGTACAAGAAGATCCTGTAGAAGTTGAAATTAAAGAAGAGGTATCAGCAGCATCTGAAGATGAGATACAAGAAGACTTTGAAGTTTCACCTAAAGTAGAAGAAAAAGCAAAGGATCAGTCAGAGGTAGAAAAGAGAGCTACCCTTGCACAAAACAGAATTAACAAAGCTGTAGCACAAGCCAAAGAGTTTCAAAGAAGGGAGCTGATGGCTATTCAGTATGCTAAAGATCTTAAAGATCAAAATGAAAAACTAAGACAGTCTCAAAAAACTTTTCAATCTAGTTATGGTGATGAGTTTGGTAATAGAGTTGAATCTCAACTTAGCTTATCAAAACAAGCATTAAGACAAGCAACTGAAGCTGGAGATTCTGAAGCTATAGCAACAGCAACAGAAGCTTTAAGCATGGCAACAGCTGATAAAGCTAGACATGAGCAGTATTTAATACAGCAAAAACAATACGATGCTCAAGAGCAAGCTTATATAGAACAGGCTCAACAACAACAGGTTTATCAACAAGCTCAACCTGTTCAAGAAGAATATAATGAACCATCAGACAAAGCTCGTGACTGGGCAAATAAGAATACTTGGTTTGGAAAAGATCAAGTTGCAACAAGTGTTGCCTTTGCAGTTCACAAACAATTAGAGAATGAAGGCTTTGACACAGAGAGTGATGAGTATTATAGTGAAATAGATAAGCGAGTGCGACAAGAGTTGCCTCAAAGATTTAACGTGGAAGCAGACAAGAAACCCGTCCAAACTGTCGCTTCAGCTACACGCAACACATCGACTGGACGCAAACAAAATCGTATCGAGTTGACACCGAGCGAACAGCAACTAGCTAAGAAGCTTGGAGTGTCATTTAAAGATTACGCAAAACAAAAAGCGAGGTTACAAAAATCATGAGCAAAGAAATAGATAATAAAACTGAAGATAACAGAGCTACTAGAAACTCTGATACTAGAGAGACAAAAGCCAGACCTAAAGTTTGGAAGATGCCTTCAGCGTTAGAACTACCAGAAGAAGCTATTAAAGTA